ATAACCTGTATAACGTCTTGGAGTTCGGGAAGGTAGTTGTTCTTCGAGTCTATTGCTAAGGCTGTCGTCACGTTCCATTCTGTCTAAGAAATCATACATAGGAACATGTTCACGGTCCTCTTTGATTTTATGAGTTAATGATTTAGCATCTCTACCTTCCGCTTCCTCCGTTTTTTTACGTTGAAATTTCAACCTTTTAAGTTGATTTTGTCCAATGTTGGATGGAAGTGGCATTTATTAATTACTTTGTAAAATAAACGAGGTACTGATATTCTTTTGAGCACGAGACTAGGTGAACTTTTTCTTTTAGTCTAAATCCAGAAGTCTTCGCAATCTCAATGAGACGCTCAATAGAAGGCATTGTCCACCGTTGTTTTTGTTCACGGTACTTGATATGATCTGGGCTATTCTCAGTATCATAATATGTCATAACTTCTGAGTATGTTGCATCATCTTCATCTTTCTTCTTATTAAATGTTCCTGTGTACTTGAATTGATCAAAAAAGATCTCTGACTTGGTTTGGCGCTCAAGAGAATATTTCTGCAGAGAGAATGCTGCGAATGGTGTTGACAAATCCAGAAGTGGATCATACTTATCTGGGTCAACCATGTGTACTACAAAAGTTCCACTGGGCTGTGTCCAGAGGTAAGCATTATCAAACACTGTCTTAGAATTGGGAAAGCAATAAACAGCAAACCCCAGTAAGAAGGTATGACTGTAGGTCTTAGGCGCAAATAAGGTAGCAGAAGTTACATCACCCTTAGTGAAGCGTGCAGAAGGACAATCCTTTCTTGCTTGTTCTAACATATCACCTGAAGTATCAACTCCAGTATAGTCTACTCCAAAGTTCTTGAACCAACAGGCGTGTGGAGCAATGCCGCAAGCCATATCTAGAATCTTTACGGTAGCAACTGGCCATTCAGCAAGGGCTAAGTCTTGAAATGATACTTGTTCAAATTGTAACTTCTCGTATGAGTGCCATAATGCTTTATAGATCGATGCATAAATTGGGTCGTTGTACTTATCAGGATCTTCAAGCATTACAGACTCGCCGCTTTCAAATCCTTCAACAGTAGAAGCCCACTGAGAGACCCAGTACATAAGAAAGGCAATTGAAAGAATAACTAAGTACTTTATCCACTCGTCTTCCATTATTCTTTATGACACGAAAGATCCCGAAGATGTAGATACGTATTTAGTATAGGCGTAGTAAACGACAACCAAGACGAGAACACATATTACGATATCAAGAAGCATAGACCACCAATCTGAACCACCTTGCGAGTCTCCTCCGCCAAAGTCTAGTAAACGCCTGCGGACACCTGCTGAATCTCTTTCTTTCATAACCATATCATGAACAAATCTGATTTCATCTTCATCGCCAACTTGAGAGTTCTGTACATCTTTCATGGCTTGTTCTCTGGCATTTTGAGAAGCTTGTGCAACTTGTGCGGCTCCTAACTTACGTCTATAAGAATCAATGATCGGGTCAATTTCTTGAATAGCCTTTCTTTCTTTTTCTTTGTGAAGCCAACCAGCTCCATCTTTAAGAGTATAGTAGGCTGTTCTGGCCTTCTCATACGCTTCTGGTTCTGTTCCCTTATTTACGGTGGCTTCATGTAACGCACCCTGAAGAATTTGTAATTGCTTATCTTTTTGGCATTGAATGTCACACGCCATTATTTAATGCAAGGTATAATAGTCCTCCAACAAAGACAGCCAGCGCTACCGTATGAGTTATACCTCCGAGAATTCCGCCAATTAAATAAACTCCAGCTGTTGCAGCAAGTAAGATTAAAAATTTTTGAATCAAAATAGTTGCTCTTGAAAATCTAGCTGTTTCTGAAACTGTATCATTTATTTTAGATTTAGAATCACTGCCTGTATTTTGAGAAATAGTTTTAAATAAATCTTCAAAGAATCTTTTAATAAGTTCAAGTTGCTTGGACATTGCAGTAGCTCCTGTAGTTTCAGTATAATCTATTTCAGCTTGTTGAACAATTTCATCGCGTTCTTTTTCGTATGGTTGTGATCGTTTTAGAATATCAGAATAATCTGTAGTTCCTGATTTAGTAAAAATATTTCCAGAATCACCTTGAGTTGTTGTAGTCATCCAGAGATCATTTGATACTGGTTCTACTGTTAGAGATTGGGGGATATATCCTTGCGTTGGAAGATTGGAACATTCACCATTTAGGCATCTTTGAACTTGGTTAGATTGTTCAACGCCATAAAGTGCTTGTTGATCTGCATCTCCTAGAATACTTGTATATTTTCCACCAAATTCCGGAATTGTTGCCCAAGAAGATTGCATAGCTTCATCAGTTTTTACGGGATTCCCTTTATCGTCTACTCCATACAAGCTAGAAGAACTTGCAGATGTTATTGTGATCCCACGAGTATCTGGAACTTGAACCCAATTTGCCATAGTTAGAGGTTTGTGGATACGCCATTTTGTTGATCCAGCTTGTCCCCAGATATAAGATCCGGTACTAATGATCTTTGTCATACCGGTATTTGCAGTAAGAACAATCCAGTCATCTGCATTATTAGCAGCCTTTGAAGCAACTTTTAGTCCAGAACTAGATTCGTAAAGAACATATACCTTAGATTCATCTGTTGTGATATCTAGAATGTTGGTTGAATCTGGAATTGTAACAGATTTCCAGTTACCAGAGCACGGGAGCTGACAAATCCACACCTGACCGGAACCCATACCCCAAGCAAAGCCTAGAGATGAAGAAGAGACCTTGTCAAGACCACCCGGAACAGCATTCCATTGATCAGGTGTGATTTCAGTTGAAATTAGTTTATTCAGCTCATCTGTTAGAATATCCATCTTATTGTATTCTGAGGTTTACTTTCCGGTTCCAACTTTAGCATATATAGGATACAGTCCACGCTGCGCATAGAACTCTAGTCCACCATTTGTACTAAATTCACGGTTGAACTTATCTTGGTTAAAGTGGGGCTTGATAGCTGGACTGTTTGTCGAATTATCAACATACATCCGGTTTACGTTGATATACTTACGACGAATCTCTAAGAGCTGGGAGTAGTCCATAGATGTTCCAAATTTACCGACGGAGCTGACGTTAGGCATTTATTATACCTCGATAAAAAGTAATGGATATCAACCAATATCAAAAAGACAGGGACTCTGAATTACAACAATTTAAGAAAGAGTATGCATCTTCAAAGGCAGATTATACGCGCTTACTTAGTTTAGCAGTATATGAGCCCGATCCTGAAAAGCAGGCTGACTTAGTTAAGCAGGTTATGGAACTGAATACTCAGCTAGCAGCCATGATACGCGCATTCATAGGCAGTGCTAATAACAAGTTTGATCCTAAGGTCATCTCAGATATGACAAAGGAAATCATACTGTTTCAGAAAGAATATAATGAGCTGAAGGAAGGACAAACTAAACAAGCATCATTTGATAGTATCTATGACCGCGAGGAAGAGAAGCTTCTCAGAACTCGGAGTCAATTTAATTTATTTCTTTCTGTGATGTTAGCTGGAATAGTATTCATTATTATGATGATATTTATGACACCATCAGGGCCACTGATACCAACGCAAGAGTTCCAATCACCCAGTACTTCCATGTCGGAGCTTGGGGCGACGGTGGGAGGGATGTTGAAGGGATGGTCATAGCATGATCATGGATTTGTTCCATATCTTGTTTTTGAGTAGGCGCTTGTACTGATAAAAAAGTATCAAGAGTCTTTTGAGCTGCTTCATACGCAGCCTTGTACTTTGGGTCACCAGTTGTAGCATATTGAATATAGTTCATTCGCCACTGCTCAAGTGTAGATTCCATTTATCTAAGTCTCTAGAACATTCGCCACACAATAACGATAGTAGAGAACATTTCCACCTGACTCTGAAAATCTAGTAACCTCTACTACATCCCCGTGCTTAGCTCCAATCCATTTAGCCATCGCATCTTGCGAATCGATCCAAGGAAGTTGCTTCTTAGGATCGGTAATATTCATCTTCTTCTCTAGCTTCATCAGTTCTTCCTCGCTAATAATACGATGAGCAGGAACACGCCGATGCTGTGTGATATCAAACTGAAGACGACGGATATCGAATAGCTGAAGAAGAGGATTCGGGATCTTGTTGTAATTCCGAATGACGTTGACTACATTCTCTGAGGGAGGAATCAGAGATACAACGATAGTTCCGTGTTTATAATTGTTCTCCTCTGAAAAGGTGATGTAAGACTGTAGAGCATTTTCATTGAGACGGCTCTTTTCATTGAAGATTACCAGAATTCCACCAATATTGTACATACGGGTTTCATCTAGAGGAGCAGCTAGGGTCTCTACGGTGTCTACCTTGATCTTACGATTAACTAGCATGCGCTTGATCGTATCGAGTGCTCGATCCTCCATTCTTTTACTTGTTTGTTATCGATGAAAACTCTTTCCGTTTTAAGTATACAAATGAAGTGGAAGGAAAATCTACCATCTATTGTATTTCTTGTAGTTGCTGCTGTAATCGGATATGCAGCAATTTCGGGATTTCGCCAGCATTTTGTTCCTGAATTTTTAGATCAAGGAAATGTCCAAAAGACGAAAGAGATGATCAATTCGTCGTTTAAACAAGATACAAATCACGTGCGCCCCAATGGTCACTTTGCTGCTCCCCCTATACAGGGCGTTGAATCACCATACAGAGTTAACATGTACGACGCATACATTCCTTAAAGGCATGCCTTTAGGTTGTTTTCAATACGCTCCTTTTCTGATGGGGGATAAGTTGCGTCATGAAGAAGACGAATACACATTTGTTTACATACTTCTTTGTGACCAGTAAAAGCTGCAAAAATACCAAGTTCATCAAAAACGCGCCACTTGTAAATATCAGCTTCTATGAATAGACATTCCTGTGTTGGCTTAGGGATTGAAGCAGCGTGTACCATCATTGCAAATACTTCTTGTGACCACATATCTTTCATACGACACTGAGTAGCATATGCAACTAGTGACTCAGATCTGTGCGGACATACCTCGTGTGCCTTCCACGCCCATTCCTTATCATGCAGAAGTCTAGAAATGTTATAAGCGCACACAAACATCTCTTCCTTCCATCTACCCATCTCAAAGCGCTTCTTATACCACTTTACTGCTTCGTCGATCATTCCAGCATCACGGTAAGACTGAGCAAGATAGAATACATAACGATCATTATCTGGTTCCTTTTCCAATTCAGCCAGAAGAACCTCCGCGTCCCGTCGATACTTTTCAGGACCCGGTGCAGATGTTGTGCGATTACCAAGGGTACGGCCTAGCATATAAATATTAGGAGGAAGCTTCACAAACTTGCATGGTTTTCCATTTGTAGGATACTCGTGAAGAACCCCGACATACTTCCAATCATCATTAGCCTTAAAAATTTGAGTACGATGATACTCTAGAGAGTTATCCATTCCTCTGCGAATTTCTACATTAGCAGCATTTGGCTCAATTTGCGTAAAAGCATTTATTAGAAGATCCTTGGTTCCTTCCGGAAATACCATCAGATCATCAGCATCAATCATCAAAATGTAATCCATCTTTCCGTCACACGTCCGAAGAGCTTCAGTACGACTTTCGCCAAATCCCTTCCACGAGCGCTCATGAACTTCACCTTCAATTCCAGCCTTGGCGTAAAAATCACGAATGATCTGAATTGTATTATCAGATGATCCAGTATCAACAATGCTAAAAGTATCAATCAGAGGAAGTGTTGATTCTAGAGCTTCATGAATAATATGACTCTCGTCTTTAACAATCATACATAGACCAATCTTCATTTATAGAATATGTTTTATAGCTCTAAAATACCTTTATCTTTCTGAGCGGGTAGAGTACCGTCTGTGCGATGTTTTACAATCTCATCCCACGTTGCCTTCATTTCTGGAAAGTGCATAGGCATCCAGTCAGGATCTTTCTGGACAAGTTTAGTGCGCTTCTTTAGAAGAACCCAATACAGGATCTGCCATTCCATGGGGTTTGTAAGAACCATAGTCTGCCACGCATGAATATCTAGATCACAGTCGATGGCTCGGTACATAACTGCTCCGTCATCATGAACAGCAAAGCACGACTTAAACTCAGCTAGTGTTTCAGTCCACTCTGAGAAGTTCATAAGCTTGAACTGCATCTCTACATAGTCACACTCCTGAAGTCCGGTACATTCAATCTGTAGCTGCATCTGGTGATAGTACGCATCTGGAACTGGAGTATCATCTGAGAATGAACGAGAGATAGGACACTTTAGTTCAATAAGACGACCATTACGAATATCTTCGGTCAGGATCAGTCCGTCAGGAGAAGCTCCAAGAAAGGCATGCTCTGGATGACGTACGCATGATAGATCAACTAGCTTAACTTTTTCAGTTGAACAATAAATTTCTTTAGCGATTGGTTCAAACCGTGTTCCCCAGATTAGTGCTCCCACGCCCTGACCATCCTGCTTCTTAGGAGGAGTTAGCTTTGATAGAATTAGTTCACGACGAGCTGAAGCAGTTGCATCTCCAAATGATTTCCAGATCTCAGAAGCAGTTAGCATTTCTCCTCGCTTTGTAAACCATGCCTGAGTGCGCTGGTCATCAATTCCGTAATTGTCCAGAAGGTACTTGATCTTGTCTTCCATTCTCTTAAGGTATATACGGTAAGAACGCTAAAACCCGTTTTTGATCGGTTTTAAGATTCGGAAATAATACATCTTAAATGGAACAAATCCAGAGCCAAGAACAATGGGTGCTGCATCGTCTAGAAAAGTTTTATGCGAGCCCCGAGAACTTGAAGAAGGTAGAGTCGATTCTAAATGGAAGCTCAAATCTTTCTCTAAGGCTAATCGACTGGTTCGTGACGAACTATGCCAAGAAGTTCAACGTAGCCTTCACAGTGAAGGAGAAGTACGTGATTGTGTACCTATCATACAAGAGCCATCTGAAAGCGTACAGCAAGAAGATGTTTGATCCTTTCTGTCGGTGTAAG